TGCGAAGTGCAGCAATTTTGTCCGCAAGGGTTTCTTCCTTCTCAAGCAGTTTGGCTTTTTCTTTTTGCAGTTCGCCGAGACGGTCAAAAGCCTTCTTGTCGTTGTCACTGACGATCTGAAGTTGCTCCTTTGCCTGCCGCTCTTTGGCGTCGGAGTCCAGTTGCTTCATCTGCTCAGCAAACATCTGGAACGCGCGATAGCCCTTTTCCAGCCCAAATATTTCCTGGAACTGAAACTTCAGCTTCTCCTGCATTCCGCTATTGGACGAGAAGACATCGGCGTATTGCTCCATCGTCATTTTTTGTTTTTCAAGTTCCGACTTGATTGACTTCAAGAACATGTCGGAACTTGATTGGGCAAGACCGTCTTTCAGCTTTTCGATACGCTCCAATTCGCGATATTGAGCCTCCTCCATCGCCTTGCCCACACCGCCAAAGCTCATATCGCCGCTGGCGATGTCTTTCATGCCAGCCGCAAGGTAGCCAAGCCCGTCAAAGCTTTGCCCGGCCAACCAAGAGAAAAAGCTCCCGCCAGGACTTCCGGGAATGCCGTTGAATATCTCCATCATCTTGGTTAGGCCTGGGACAATTCGTTCACCAATATCCATGCCGATGATTTGCAGGTCGGAAACAAATTTTGCCATTGAGCCAGCAGCGGTTTTCTCAAGCTCCTTGGTCATGTTGAAGAACCGCCCGCCTTCGGCGGTTGCTGACTGCACAGCGTCTTTGACCTGCTCCCAAGAGATCTTTTTGTCGTGCATTGCTTGCAAAAGCTCGGGCATACTCTTCCCGGTAGTCCTCGCAATCTCTTGCAGCGGATTGAAGCCAGCATTTATAAGCTGAAGCAATTCGGTGCCTGCAAGTTTCCCCGACGCCCGCACTTGGCCCATAGCAAGGCTCAGCTTTTCCATCCGCTCGGAGTTGCCCATGCTGATGTCGCTGAGCGAGGTCATGATTGGCATGACATCAGAGGTCTCCACCCCAAACCCCATCATGGTCTGACCAGCTTTGGTGATGGATTGAAAGTTTAGGAGCGAGGCTCTATCCAGAGCCCGCATGTCGCCGATAAGCCGTTTTGCTGCCCCACTTGAGTTTGTCATTACCTCAAATGACTTCTCGGCAACCTGTAGATTAGCGGTCAGATCAAAGGCCTTTTTGATCCCGGCACCGACAGCCATTGGAAGTCCGAATGTTCCGATAGCCTGCAAGTGCTTGTCCGGGACCATTGACCTTTGCACTCGCTGCCAAAAATTTGGATTTTGTTGGCTCTCGGAGGCGTATCGATTTCGCGCATCTCGAACCCCTCTAGCGTGCGTCCTTTGATCAATATTTCCACGGCGAAGCATCGCGTTAAGCTCAGCGATAGATCGCCGGTATTTATCAACGGCAGTTCTGGTCTCGTCAATTATCTCCTTTGCACTGGTTCGATGCCTCTCCTCTCTGTTCCTGAGTCGTTGTTCAGCCGTAACATGTCCGATGGCTGTTGCATACTGTCGCATAGCACGAGTTGCATCGGTGATGCTGTACTGACCACGCATTACCATATCACCAACTATACGCTCCATCCTGGCGTACTCTGCGGCAGCGTTGGCTGCTGAGCGATACCCAAGCTCTTTATTGAGAAGGTTTTGTCTGACCGCTGTGGCTTGGCCACCAGATAGTCCGCCACTGCCTCCACCAATTCGTTCAAGCGCGTCGACTCTGTCTATGGATCTGTCGAGCCTTTGAGCGCCTGTCCTTGATGCGTCAAACATCTCGCCAGAAGCTTTCCTTCGCAGCGAAAATTTATCACGATCTTTCATTTGCTGGGTCGCATACCCAATGGACTTCGCATAGTGCTCCATTGCTCTTGCAGCGGCGGAGGCGCTTACAGCTCCATCTGCAACCCCTTGATTGAAGATTTGCTGCATCTGGTTAAACCGATCGAGCTTCTCGGCTTCGCTTACATAACCAACTGCACTGAACATTGCCTTAGCTGAAGCCCGTGCTTTGTCTTGCGCTGAAAAACTATTTGTCTGAAGGAGTTGAGACTGTTGCCTTACAGCATTGATTTCTTTTAGTTTGGCAAGCAGCGCTGCAGCGTCTTCTGTTTCCTGCGACGAGAGCCGTTTAGATGTGTCTAATAGATCCTGCCTTGTCTTTGCAGCTTGCGCTAACGCATCAGCCTGCTGCTGCTGAAGTTTCAGTTGCTGCTCCGCTGCGATTGCGTTTTGCTGATCTGCTAAAGCTTTTGCTTTTGCCGCAGCCTCTTCTTGCCGCATTTTCTCGGTAACGTGGCCGATGGACTTTGCGTACACCTCCATCGCCTCGGCAGCGTCATTCGCACCCACAGCGCCGCGAGACAAGGCGTCGTTCATGATCGCCTGCATTCGACTGAAATCCTGGGCCTTTTGCTGTGGCGAAACATACCCAGTCGCGCGCATGATCGATCCGCCGATCACGGACTTAGCTTCGCTGTCGCTTAGTCCACCTTGAGACTTCCCCATCCGCTCTAGTGCATTGACACGCTGAATGCTCGCCGCAAGCTTCTCAACGCTTGAGATTTCGCGGTCGACCATCGCGCGTGAGGCGTCCCGCCGCTTTGCGTATTTGTCGAGCGATGCAGTGTGCGCTCTAGTTGCAGCATCGAGAGCTTCCACTTGCTCTCGAAGACGCCTGGCCTCGTCGGTCTCGATTTTGTACTTTTTGGCGATGTAGTCTTTCGCCTCAGCCAGCCGCTTTTCGCTGAGGCTTAACTCGTTGGCGTGCTTTGTAAGAATTGCGATCTCGTTGTCGTAGCGATCGATATCGCTGACACTTGCCTTGAGATTCTGGCGAAGTGTGCTGATTGCTTCTCTGGACTCCTTCAGACCAGAGTTGAGCTTGCTGCCGTCCCAACCAAACGCAATGCTGACTGGTGTTACTGTCTTACCTGCCATGCTTCGCCCCCGCGATATTGAAGATCGAGGTTAGTTTGGTTTTGAGTTGATTTGCATTTTCGACAACAACCTTGCGTTTAGTCGCAGGGCGGTCGTATCGAGATGGCATGAAGTCTTCGGCTGAGAAAGCTCTCGCCTTGCCACCAGCCTTGACAATCTGCACGTTGGTTAACTGCTCAATGCAATAGGCAAGCAAAGCAGTTTGCTGCCACGCATCCCCGATGGGTTCGATGCGGTCGAATGCCTCCCAGAATGCAAGGACGCTGGGGTCGACTTCTTCAAGCCAACCCTCTACGTCCTGCACTCCGAACGAGAGGCAGAGCTTAGCCGCCAGCCTTAGGCGACGGCTGGATCTAAGTTTTTTAGGTGGTCCTCCAGCTCATCCTTGTCGTACCCGCAGTGTTTCCACGCCTGGTCGTACAGGATCGCCATCATGCGACCATCAACATCGGCAAGAAGTGACTCCTCCTCGTCGCTGAAGAGTCGTTGACCATCTTTGTCAACGAGAGTCTTTGCGACGAGCAGTCTTCGCATCTTCTCGACACTGCTGTTGGTTACTCCACCTTTTTTGTCTTGCAATTGCAGTTCGTATTGCGAACGCTCTCGCTCCGTCAAGGATTGCATCCGATAGGTTTCACCATCGAATGAAAATTCCTTGAAACGCCGTTTTGCTTTTGCAAGAATCGCTTCTCGGGTAGACACTAGGACTCTTCTCCTTCATCCAGTTCTTCTTCGATCTCGACCATAGACTCCCCGTCGCCATTGGCGGCGAGGAAGTCTTCAAACGCTTTCGGGTGGTATGGGTATGGCAAGGCAACTGCGTGCCCTGCAAGTTTTTCGCACTCCTGACGCACCGCCTCCCAAACTTCGTCGGGATACCCGACGAAGCCTTGGAGTGCAGCGCCAGCATGCGGAGGCAGATAGGCCACCCTGTGTCCATCAACCACGACGACCTTGTTCTCACGGAGAACAGTTTCCCCGGCGTAGTCAATCCCAAAGTCGTCAATCAATTCAACAATCACGATTAAGCCTCTTCAAAATTAAGCTGCGTTAGTGACACTGATGTCCTTGCCGTCGAATTGAAGGACGTAAGAACCGGCCATGATTTCCCCGTTCGCACACTTGGGCAGATTCGCCTCCTTGATGAAAGCCTTGCCTGCGAAGGTTCCGGCACCACCGGGGTAGGTGATGGTAACAACCGTCCCGGCATAATCGCCTGGGTCAGTTGGAACCATCTTGTCTCCAACGAGGGCTGCCGTACCAGTTCCAAGGAACAAGAAGTTCACTTTGACTTCTGGGGCTTCACGCAGATCGCTCGGGACAAGATTCTTGTACCCGGTCGTCGTGAGGGTCGAAACGTCGAGAGTTGCAACCGAGATTTTGATTTCCTCGATTGAGGTAACAAAAGCCGTAACTCCCAAGCCACTGATCGTAGCGCCGTTGCCGGTAAAAGGTACAGTTGGTGCTGGCATAACTAACTAGCCTCCGAGTAATGAACCATCAAATCAAAACGAACCCAGTAACGATGAACCTGCGACCCGTCGTTAGGTGGGTCATCCCCATACTCGTCCCCGGAATCTATTTCAGTTCCGTGGAAAAGATATCCATCAGTTGTTCCTTGATAGGAACAAATACCACTCTTGCGAACCGCCTCAGCCACTTGGTCGGCCTGGGCTCTTGAGTCCGCGATGCACACGACCTCAAATCGCGAGTGAGCGCTTCGAGTCACATCCGCAAGGTAGTGGTCTCGAAGCGTCGAAATCCTGCTGTAAACAATGCACGGCGTGGCTGCCTTTGGTGGCATCCAGTCTGTATACATCCTCTGACCGATCAGCGATGAGATCGCCGACACGGAAAGAATCTTCGTTCGTAATGCACTTGCAATACTTGCCATTACAGTTCGCCAGTAACCATGATGATCGTTCGTGCCGCTGCCTCCTGGGAACCGCTGACAACCTTGATGTACTTTGCGCCTTGAAAGACATTGGGGTCGACGGCAACAAACCGCGAGGCACCGACGCTAACGCTGTATTGCGTTCCTGCGTTGTAGACGTTGGTGAACGTCTCGGCGTCGAAAGACGCCTGGAAGGTAAACGCAGTCCCGGTCAGTGCGGCCGGGGTGATAAAAGCAACAAGGCAGTGATTTGCGCGAACAGCGTATGAAGCCGATGTAGTGCCCTGTAACGCAATAGTCACAGTGCCTTGTTGTAGTGTCTTAGCCATTAGACTTTGATCCTTTCGAGTTCTTGCTCGATCGTTGCAACGGCTCGCGAAATCTGTTGCGGAATAGTCTCGTCATAAGCCTTTTTCATGAACCACTGCTCTTTTGGGAAATGCCAGGTCTCGCCGCTTCGAGAGGCCTTCCGGGCATAGGTGTATCGCCTGCCAGATCTGCTGATGGCGTTGATGACCTGCCCTGGCTTACCCCAGTAATAATGCGTGCGTTTTTCCGATAGCGGGTGGTTGTATTGCTGCTTGATCCCCTCGGAATATTGAGCCCCAACAAACACCATCGCGCCCCATTTAGTCTTGAATGTCTTTCGTCCGATGTGCTGCCCCGATGAGTGAATTGCCCATCGAGTAGGATCAAAGTGCTCAGTCTTGTTTCGTCCCCACTTCAATCGGGACTTGCTTTTGATACTGTCTGGGGCAATCGCCCGAGCCTTTGCAATCACTGGCTTGGCTGCTGACTGCAAGGCTTTGTCGGTTACTTCGTACTGGATATGGGCGACCAGATTTTCCAGCTTCTTAAGTTCGCTTTGCTGAAACTCAAAATCATAGGTGATCATAGGTCGCCTGCTGCTCGGGTTGAGAGTTCCATGTATCTGTCCATGCCGTCAAGCTTTCGAATGGCGATTATTCCGTAGTACTTGCCTTCGTGCTTGACTCGCATCTTGGTGTCGTATCCATCGCGGTGCCGTACGGTGAATACAGCTGTCGTCGATGGTTCGTATTGTTTTCCTCGAATCATCTCCATCCCGCCTACTGGCAGGACAGAAGCTGGTTCGTCAACCAAATAGTCGTTCCATGTGACGATCGGCTCGCCGTAGGCATCCAGCGTTTCCGTTGGCTGCTGGATGGTAATGCGATGCCGCATTGCACCCAATCGCAGCGATCGCGGGCGACCAGCCGTCATGGGTAGTTGCTCCTGGTAAATCTTGCGACGAGGCTTTCATAAGGCATGAAGGACATCGCGCTAGGAGGAACAAGCATGTCTCGGTTTTCAAAGTAATGACCGACAAGCAATAGCATGGCCCGCTTGGCAATTGCAGGTACTAGCGCCCCGTCCGCGCTGTACCCGCAAACATAGGTGATTTGCCATGCGTCCCAGCGTACGGCTGTGACCGGGTAGTCCTTGTCGTATGCCAACCGAACTGACCTCCTGCCTTTGTCTAGCTGGTAAATCGTCGGCGACAAAGTCTGGAGGACGTTATTGGTGTCGTAATATTTGATGTGTGTGATCGACGCGATCGGCCGGCGAGGAAGATAGACCTCGTCGTCCATCATGTCGGTGATCACCTTTACCGTTTGGTGGCAGGTGACCGTACTGGTGTCATGTTCCCACTGCTCCCGAGCTTCGGAAATCAGGCTAGCGACCACTGCGTCGTGGCTTGTATCGCTGGACGCGATGCTCAGCTGGGCTTTCGCTTCGCTCAGCGATAGCGGTTCCGTCGCCGGACCACTCACTAGCTCTGGTATCAGTCTCTTCGGTTGCATGTTCGGCAATGCCTCTTTTGACAAGCAGTTCGCCCGCTCCTTCCGAAATGCCTGCCAGCCTTGTTCCGGCTGGCAGGCTATTCCATCGTTGAAGCAGGACAAACATTACGGAACCAAGCAAACGTCGCCGTCAGCCATGGCTAGCGAACTGTCCGGGGCAATCTTGCCACGAGACAGGATAGCCATGCCGCTGACATGTCCGCCGCTGGCCCCGTCGCCGTACGTTGCAACAACCTTCAAGAAAGGTTCCTTGCCACGCATGTCGATATGGAAGACGCAGATCTGTCCGTCGTCGGTGGCCGATGGCAGGGCAAGCGTTGCCCCACCAAGACCGAGACCGCCAGCGAACGTAGCGCCAGCGATGTCCCCGAAAACGCCACCCGAGGTGGTAGCCTGCTGGACCTTCAAGGCGGTCATCGCGATGTCGGTAGCACCCAGCAAGACACAGATGGTGACGTAGTCGTAGTTGCGAGCGTCGATTTCAACGGCGACCGCAGTGTTGTTGTCGATTAACCCAGCTGGGCGAATCGCGGCAACGTATTTGTTGTGTTGCATTTCATTCATATCAAGTTCTCCAATTCAAGTGGTGAGTGTTGTGTCAAAGAGATCAGCCAAGCTTCAATTGGATGACTGGGCCTGCGGCCGAGGCGGTGCCGGTTTCGTGAATGTTGATGTCGTATCGCAGCGTGCTGCGAATCGCGACTTGATCAAATTCGAAGTAGCGAGAGGAATCGGCGCTGATGGTTACACCACGGCGATTGCCGATAGTGGATGCCATGCTCAGGTCGCCGAAATAGCCGTAGATAGTCCCGGTCGTCGGGGCAGACGGCAGTGCATTCGAGAACACCACCGGATACCCGAACAGGGTCAACTGCGGGCCCGAGGCGATCATCTGCGTCGTAACACCACCGGCAGCCAGCTGGAGGCGAGCACCGGTCTGCCAGTAAACCGAAGAGTGGAAGTAAAACTTCGGCGAGATACCAGGGAAGCGGGGGAGCTTGGCAACTGCCGCTTCCAGGTCTTCCAAGGTCAAGGCGGACATGGTCGTGCGACCGGTAGCCGTATGAATCGAGCCAGCCTTGAGAACGTTCTTGAGCCCAACGATGCCGTGGTAAGCAGTCGTCCCATCCCCATCGACGTAGCACTGGTCTTGCTTGACGGCGTGAGCATAGGCAATTTCGTCGGCCAAATAGGAGGCCATCGAAATCACGGAGTCCTCGTTCAGCTCGCTGCTGATCCGAGTCAGGGTCGCCCATTTGCGAGCGGTCATGCTAATCTGAGCGAAGGTCGCATCAGATTGCTGGATTTCTCCAGCTTCGCTGACAGCGTAGGCCGTCAGACCGCTGAGCCGCCGAGGAATGGTGACCGTGTCGGTGGTCATCGGGTAGTTGCGAGCTTCACGCCCGAACACACCGTACTCTTCCATCAGCTTGATGATGGCAGACTCAAATCCAGGTGGCACAAACACACCACCCTTCATATCGTCGTTTTCGCCCATCGCGCCGTATTGGACGCCGTGATTGCGACACCACTCCTGGGCTCGGCGGTTACCCCCGATGGAAGCCAACAGGAACTGACCCGAGGTGTAAGCTTCTTCGGGATCTTCGAACCCTTTGACATTCCCCGTGGCGCGAGGCTTGGCGGGGACGCGAGACTCGTTGTCCAGGCGATTCCCAAGGACAGCCTGCGCTCGAGCCTCGATCTTCAGGGCTCGTTCGAGCTGGGCTTGCAAATCAGAGATTTTGCCTTTGCTGTCCCCTGCGCCCTGGATGGCGTCGACTTCAGCCAACTCTTCGGTGCTGAGTTCGCGAGACTCTTCGGTTGCCACGGCAACGATGGCTTCGACTTTTGCGTTGAGCGCTGCGATTTCATCGCGTAATTGCTGAGAGCTTTTCATGCTAATGGTCCTCTGTGCGCGGCAGGGACCAAATGACAAACGGCATGGAACCTGCCGACTGGTGAAAAAAACAACCAGTCCGCTAGTCCATGCCGCTTAGTAGTTGCATGAATGTTGCAAGAACAAATTTTGTGGAACTGCAATTGCTAGGCAAGTGCAGGTCGATGGCAGAAATGTATCAGCTTCTGCTGAATTGTCAAGCGCGCGGGAAGATTCGCAACTTGGCCGCCTGCCGTCGCACTGGGGTGACCGGCTTTTCTTCGGTGCAAGCAGCGACTAGGTCAACCGGAGGGCGGTCGAACCAAGCAGCGATCTTTGGCTTGGCCGAGGTCTTTCCTGCCTTCTTGGTCGCCAACCCCGCAGCAACAGCCTCCTCGGCAGTGAACCAAGTCTCAGCATCAAGCATCGACTCGATCTCGGCCTGCTCCTTGCCAAGGTAGGATGCATAGATCTCGACCATCGAGCGGTCATAGGCATCGGTTTGCTCAAGCCGCTTGCGGACTTCTGAGGCAGTGCCGTAAAAGCCCGCTCGAGCCCTGTGGATCATCCAGCGACTTCCCTCGGCGGTCACCCTGGACTCCCCAGCCAATGCGATTACAGATGCAATGGATGCCGCTAGCGAGTCGACGTAGACATCGACGCCTGGCTCGTAGGACTTTAGCAGCGAATGGATGGCGATCCCGGTGTCGATCACACCTCCGACCGAGTTGATGTGAACCTTTGCTCGCTTGCCTTTGAGCGAATCGAGAGCCTCGATGACATCGGTTTCGCTGATCTCGCCGCCCCACTGCTCAGGACCAATGGACCCGTATAGGTAAATTTGACCAGTTTTTTGATTGACTTTTATCACTGCAACTCCTCCAAAATCTTGGCGGCCCGGTTTGGCCAGTCTTTAACCATCTCGGAAACAGTTTCCTTGAGGTTCTCCTGCGTGCTCTTGCCGGAAGCATCCAGCAAGTATCCAATCGATTGTGAACAGTGCTCCCTCGCCAAATCTCGGTCCAGGCCAATGGACTCAAGCTTGTCTGCTAGCTTAGGCTCCCACCTCGAATAGTATCTGTCGATCCAGGCAACAAAGTTTCCTCGGTTCGTGCCGTTAACGGCGTCATTTGCTTCACGCTTGAGAAGGGACCGAACCATTTCTTGGGCGGCTAATCTTGCTCGGCCGTTGTCCTGCCGATCGCTTTCATCGTCTGCTGGTTCGTCCTGCTCCTCCTGATCTGCCCCTGGCTGACCAGGCGTGATCGCTGGGTTCGCGTACTCGTCCCCGCCTTCGTAGGAGTTCATGTCAAGCTTCTCTCTCGCTTCGTTGGGTGACATGATGCGAGCGTTGATCGCCAGCGAAAGGCTATCGATGGTCGTTTTGTAGTCGGCCCGAAGTAGTGCCGCGACATTGAACTTGAAGTAGTGGGAGTCGCGGTCCTTTTCTTTTTGGCTGAGCAATTTCTCGTTGCACTCCTCTTCCCACTTGCAAAGCCATCGCATCAAGCAACTTGACAGATATCCTAGGTTTTTCTGCTCAAGCGAGTTGTACGACACGGAACTGTCGTCGCCGAGGATTTGCTCAAGCAGGAACCAAAGGGCAGCATCTTGCCGCTGGAATCGCCGCTGCTCGATAAATTGCGCATCGGAGTTGGACATCTGGAGGACGTTGGCTTTTACCCCGTCGCGAAGCAACCCTGTCTTTCCTGCATTGTGTTCGCCGTCGTGGTTCTTGCGGAAGAACTCAAGGAACTCTTTGGCGTCTTCTTCCTTGCGGAACATGCCAGCCGGTGCCTCAAGCATGATTCCGCCAGAGTAGCCGCGACGCAGTTGAGAGGACGCGCGAGACTCAGCCCCTTTGCCTAGCCCCCAAGACTCCGCAGCAATCTTTAGAAGCGACTTTCCCTCGACTCCGTCGAAGCCGAGCCCAGGTATATGCAATACGTTTTCGTCTGGGATGATCACGGTGTCTTCGGGTGACTGCCGCATATCGGTCAGCAAGTCAAATCGGTCGTCCCTCGATGGCTTGCAGGCATGCATCTTTTCGCCGTCAATCATACCGGTGATTGTCCGGTCAGGCATCAGTGGGATTAGTTCTACCGGGGCCCCGGTGAGGTCTCGCGAGATGTACGCCCGTCCGTTACCCCAAAGCAAGGCGTGGCAAGTCAGTTGCTCCTTGAAGATGAAAGGGGTCTGGTATGCGTTTGGCCGTCTTCGCATGAGACGATAGCCAGTATGCCTCTTGGCTGGCTCAGAGCCTTCGTCGGTGCGTTTTAGGACGCTTAGCGGGAGCTGGCCGACATGACCGCAGATTTTATTTACAGCGTGCCATACTGGCGCGTAGGCTATTGCTTGGTCGGCATTCAGCGAGGACACACCGTCTTCCTGGCCACCCCGAAGCCATTCGACCAACCAACGTAACGGGTATGCTAATCCTGACATGGTTGCTCCTAAAATACCGCCATTGATCCGCTAGACTTCTCGGGTTGCAAAGACGCAATCCTATATGCCATGACCACCGCAACGATCGGGTCGATCTTTTGCGACGACTCTCGCTTGTCAAACATCCATCGATCCTGTCGGTCGCGAGAAATGATTGCGTTTGACGCGCACCACCTTAGCAACCTTGAGTCTGGAAAAACGATCCGCTGCTCTTCAATAAGTTGCAAAAAGTCGCGAATGGCTTCGTTGAAATTCGCTTGGTTTTGCGCCATCCTGGCGGCGGTTATCCGCTCCTTGCCAAGGTTCTCGGCGATCTGCTGCCCGTTGTACGGGTCGTAGGCAACCGTCGAGCACCCTGTCTGCTCCAACTCCTCAAGCAGGCTTGCTTGCAAGTCGGCAATAGGGAATTCGCTTTTGACTAGCTCTCCGCTGTACACCCATTCGCTGAACGGGTGGACGGTGAGGTCTCGTTTTGTCTCGGCCGATATAAATGTCTTCGCCTTTACTTCGTACCGATACACGGGCTTCCCGCCTCGATCGCCTGCCGGGAATCGAGCGCACATCGCATACGCTGCAAAGTCGTCTCGGCTGCCAAGGTCAACGCCAGCACCATATGCGTCAGCGGTTTTCCAGTCGGAGATTTCGCCAATGCACTTGTCAAAGGCAATTAGGTCAAACGCTTTCTCCGAGGAAGCGACCATCCGGTTGCAATGGTAACGGGTAAAGCGGTTAATACCTACAGCGGTCCTTTTGTCCTCGTTCCATCGCTGACGTAGATATTCCAGGGAGACAGACACCCCTAGATTTGGATTGGCCTTTATCCAGCAATTCTGATCGTCGGGATCGTCTTTTTCGTCAATCTCATAAACAACAGCAAACAGGGATTCGTCAGTGTAGTTTTTGCTCAAGACATTCTTGGCGAAGTCGTAGTTTTCTCGCCATAGGTGGCTATCCTCGGCCCCTGCGGTGGTGATGATCAATTGCATGGGCTGGGTTCTGGCGGCCGACCCAGTAACCATCGTGTCGTAGAATGGGCGATGATGCTCGCCCCATGCGTGTAGTTCGTCCATCACTACA